CCACGAACAGCGCTTGCAGAAGTAGAAGATGCGAGTATTTTACTACCATTTTCTAACTCCAAGCTGCCTTTGTTCCAAGACATGACGCCTTGTTGTAACCACTTGGGTAAATGCTCGTATGCGAGTTGTAGTCTCCCAAGTAAGTCCCTTGCAGTAGCAGCCTTATTTGCAAGGATTGCCACATTCACACTTGGATTAAACAAAACATAGTGAAGTAGATATGCAATAATTGTTGTTGATTTACCAGACTGTCTGGGCAACTTGCATATCGTAAAACGGTTATTATGGAACGTTCCTATCATATCCTTCTGAAAGTCATAGAGCTTGAATGGCACTAGACCTTCATCAAGAGAAACAATCATGATGTAGCTTTCCACAAAATACTGTGGGGAATCCATGCATTTTTTATATTCTTGAAGTTCTTCCTTTGTCCATTGTTGTTGGACATTAGCCTTCTTGAGGTTTGGATTTCCTAGATAATTCTGCTCCATTTAGTATCAAACTTCTTCGTCTACTGTTACTTCAGTAGTGATACTATTATCTGTATTTGCTTTATTACGTCTTGCTATTTCTGCTTTGATAGTTGAATCATTTAAAAATTCATTTTTAGTATCTTCATCTGCAAACACAGAAGTATATGTCAATACTAACCCATCATCACTTTCGCTTATAGCAAACGATGTTCTTTTATTATTATCAACATAATTTGTTTTAATATATGCGTTCACCTCATCACTTATTTTTTCAAAATCAGTATCAACAGCTGGTAATGTGCGAACAGTAACTTTTTTCCACGCCATGACTATCTCCTTATATGTCTAAATATTTATCCGTTTCTAAATCCTCAAATTCATATAATACAATCCGGCGAGATTTATCCTGGCCAGTATTCTGATGCTTTCTTTTTGTTTCAATTAATTCTTTAGCTTCATCTCCTTCAAATCCTAACGCTTTCACGATAACACTTGGACCTCTTTCAAATCTTGCATTTTGACTGTGATCATCAGCAAAATCTAATGTCGATAAAGAACGATAATCATTTTCCATGTCTAAAAATTCATAATTAGAAAGTTTAGGTCTTAGTGGTAATCCTAATTCAGTGTATATTAAAACTTTACTTTCCATTTGATTTGATATTCTAAGTTCTGGAGATGTTCTATGTTTCATTTCAAAATATTGAAATAAGTATGGAGCATAGTAGGGCATTAGGATAACTGGAGCTCCCCAATTATCATATTCATATCCTGTATGTGCAGCTACATGATGTTGTGTCCCAAGAATCATACCCGGCTTCTTAAATACTCCTCTATGAATTTTACCTTTATTTTCAAATCTAAAATGACCATCAGTTCCTATAGGATATCCATCATATTTTTCCATATATTTTATATTACCAGCTGCCGTAAATACTGATCCAGAACCTTTACCATCTTCAAAATACTCAGATTCAAGCATAAAATCTCTAAGACTATCCTTATCATATTCCATATCAATAACTTTTAGATCAATATCATAACGTTTTGCAAAAGCTTTTGTCCATTCCCATTCTACTTCACATATATGTCCGTCAAAAGAATTTCTAATATGAACAAAGTCTGCATCAACATCTGCCCATTTAAATCCTAATGCAGCTGCGTGAGAATCAACACCGCCAGAAACAAATATTGCTGGTTTAACATCTTCAGCAATAGCTCTACATTGTCTGACTAATGCATCTTGGTAAGTTGTTGGGCTATAATCTTCATACGGATAATGACTTACCCACATATCCTTGGTAGGTAAGTCATATATCAACCAATCATTATAAAACAAATTATTTTTCCTTCAGCATCTTCTGTAATTCAGCAGTACTTCCAACAAACAATGCGTTTGTCACATTCTTTGGTGCGTTGTTAGGCACCTCTTTTAGTCTTTTCATTTTCTCTTGTAAGTCACCAAGTTTTTCAGTGACTTCAGCAACCTGTTTAATAAGGTTCCCGGCAACTTCGTATGCTCGTGGATGGTCCGATTCTTTGGCGAGCTCCAGTATTCCTTCCACTGCATCCGTTCCTCTTTCGACCAAATTGTAGAAGTTTTGTCGCTGGTATTCATAATCTCTCTCCACATGATCAGTATTAGCATCACCCCAATCTTCTTGGGATAACGGCATCACTTCTTGTTTTTTATTGTCAGTTGAAATTTCTTCTACTACGCCCAATGCTTTATCAATTTCATCACTCATCGTTACAATACCTTTTACATATTCTGGTGTCGTACACTTAACTTACTTTAACTTATCTGTACCTGTTTCTACATCAAAAACTTTTCCATCTTGGAAGAACGATGACGTTTCATTAAATCCAAAATCATCATCTGCATCAGCTGTAATTGGATCAGGAGATGCCTTAAATCTCTGTTCTCTCGCAGGAGAATTGTCTGGTAAATCTGCAAACTGATCAACCTGTACTGTTTTAATAACACCTTGAGAGGTAACAGGACCATATAGATAAAACTTCGCTGTAAAAGATAAGGTGTAGATAATAGATCGTCTGGAAGTAAAGTCACCTTCATAATCATCTTCATAAGAAATGCTATTCAAAACAATAGGAACATCTCTACTACCATGCATACTAGCAATATCGTTTATGGCCAATGTATAGTCTGGTTGGAAGTATGGTAAAATTTGTTCTACAATCTGTAATGCATCATCTGAATTTTTTGATAAGATATATAATTCAAATTCTAAATTGTATGGAACAGGCATATACTGGATATCAAGTTTTGTACTACTCTTTGTTTTCTTAAACTTCTGGACTCGATTTAACTTTCTAGTAGCATCATATGAAAGACCATTAATCTCAAAACCAATTCGTGGCAAAGTTACAGCAACTTGTTTTGTTAAATCTGGGTCTTCAGCAAGACGCACTAAAAATTTCTGGCGAGGACCATAGGCCAAAGGAACTTTCATTGACTGATTTATAGTTCCATCATTATCTTTACGAACTAGATGTATATCATTAAACATAGTACCAAATGCAATGACTACCTTTCTGATTGTTTCATGGTAGAACTGTTGACCTAACATTATATATTCTCCTTATTTCACTTATATTTATGCGATGGTAGCAATAGGTGAACCAACTGATTCTACCTGCCACGTTCCGTTTGTACCATTATCTACTAGGCATGTTATTCTTCCTCTTGATCCAACAACTGTTGAGTTGACCAATGTAAGAGCATCACCTGCATTATCGATAACTGCATTAGCAGCAGTACCACCCGATAGACTTAATGTGCCAAAGAAGTTGCCACCTGAACCAGCGATATTAAAGATTGTGGTTTTATCACTAGCACCTATAGTCAAAACTATGTAGTCATAAAACGTCCCTACGTTTGCTGTTGCCGCAGCAGGCAAGTTGATTACATTGTCTTCAGTGCCATCAATCAATAATATTCCACCAGACTGTGCTCTTGTAAGAGAACCAGTAACAGCCGAACTAGTATTGAATGTTGAAATTATTTCTCTTTTACCAGAGACTACGCCGTCAGTAGCTTTGATATCACCAGTAGCAGTTAGACCAACTACTGTTGTAGCACCAGCCACATCGACTGCTCCAGAATAGTCACCAGTTGCGGCATCTATTTCACCTGTTATTGTTAAGTTTCTTATGCCCGTATAATCTTTGTCAGAATCTAGAACAACCGCTTTACTTGCAATAGCTGTACCAATTGCAGTTGAACCTAAATCCAATGCATTGACTTCACCAGCAACAGCTGTAACACTTGTTAAATCTGTTGTAGCAAGAGCAATATTAGCACTACCATCAAAACTTACACCAGCAATAGTTCTAGCAGTTTCTAGTATGGTTGCTTCTGCAGCAAGTCCTACCGCAATATTTGCTGAACCATCAAAAGAAGTTCCACCGATAGTTCTAGCAGTTGCTAGTGCAGTTGCAGTTGCAGCAAGTCCAGAAGTTGATTGGTTACCAGCTGCATTTACGCCAGGCAAGTTTATATTAGCACTACCGTTAAACGAAACCCCACCAATTGTTCTCGCAGTCTCAAGCGTAGTTGCAGCTGCAGCAAGTGCTACAGCAATATTTGCAGAACCATTAAATGATGTACCGCCAATAGTTCTAGCAGTCGCA